TAAGCACCAAACTGGGAGGGGCCAATAACGGCCCCTCCTTTTCTCTGAGAGGGTCAAAAATGACACCGTTAGAACTTTGTGAAAAGCTGGGTGGGTACGCCAATATCAACAAGTTGGTTGTTGCCCACAATGGCAAGCAGAAGTACTTGGCCACCATGGTCAATGGTGAGTATGAGTTCACGGACTTTGGTAAAGCACTTGCGGCGGAACACAACGCCAAACGTGCTGTCGGTCTTGGGGATGAACCCAAGAAGAAGCGCCGTGCCAAGAAGAAAACCGCCAAGAAGGTGGATTTTGAACTGGATGAGTCCAAGATTGAAGTGGCTACTCCAGAGGAAGGCGTTGATTCTTCTGACGAATCAGTGTAAATTCTTACCAACTGAAGTCTGGATAGGCCGATGAAGGCAATTGAGGATTTTCTGCCAAGAGTGTTGCCGTTTGTACCGGCCTGTCCAGATATTACTGCGCTGCAAGCCGTTGTCGATTCAGCGGTAGAGTTCTGCGAGCAGTCGCTTATTATCAGGCACGAGCCTGAGCCGTTCCAAACTGTAGAGGGTGTGTCTGAGTACGACATAGATATACCGTCGCAGCACGCGTTTTCCCGTGTTATCTATGTCACAGTGGACGGCGTTGAGTTGGCTCCGATCCCTACTGAGTGGCAACCGACACCGACATCCAGCGACTCCAAGCCGCGTTTATTTTTCGTTAGCAATAACGAGGAAGAACTATTACTCAACCTCTATCCAGTCCCAAACCGCGACTACACTGTTCGTATGTCGATGGCGCTTAAGCCTATGAGGGACTCGCAGCAGGTTCCAGACGTTTTGTACGACAACTGGGCTGATGGGGTTTGCTACGGCGCATTGGCGAGGCTCATGTTGATCCCCGGCCAACAGTACAGCAGCGCGGCACAGAGTCAGTTTTACAAGCAGCGGTTCGCCATGATCTGTAATCAGGCGCGGAATGAGGGTAAACTAGGCAGAGTTGTCGGGTCTTTGCAGGTCAGACCCCGCCCGTTTGCTTAGAGGTGACATATGGCATTAGCAGCTAGAGACGTACTTCAGCGTTGTGTAGACATCCTTCAGGATGATACGTCTGTGCGCTGGCCGATTGACGAACTGATACGTTACCTCAATGACGGGCAACGAGAGATCGTCTTGTACCGCCCAGACTCAACCAACACGTCCACCATACTGAGTCTGGTTGAAGGGTCTAAGCAGCGCCTGCCAGCCGATGGGTCTAAACTAATTGAAGTGGTGCGAAACTCGACATCCAGTTCCAGTCGCTCTGTGCGACTCGTCAACCGCGAGATTCTTGATGCCCAGACACCGCAGTGGCATGACTTGACTCCAAGTGACGAAGTGCTGCACTACATGTACGACCCGCGAGACCCAACAGTTTTCTATGTCTACCCGCCTTCCACGTCTAATGCGAGGTTGGAAATTTCTTACTCCAAGTATCCGGCGACTATCCCTGCCGTGGGCGCTGGACGAGAGGTGGGTAGCATCCCTGTAACAGCTTCTTACCTGTTGTCGGTTCCAGACATTTACGGCAACGCGATTCAAGATTATGTTTTGTTTAGGGCGTACTCTAAAGATTCTGAGTATGCAGGCAACGCACAGCGTGCGCAAGCTCATTACGCAGCGTTTGCCAACGCGCTTGGACTAGAAATCCAAGCAACGGTTCAGGTTGCTCCGAACCCCGCTTATAACCCCAATGCGGCTTGACAGGCCAAATAGCTAAGGAGCTAGAAAATGAGTCAATTCTCAAACTACCTTGAGCAGGCGTTGGTAAACCATATCTTCCGTGATACGGCTTACTCTCAGCCTACTTCTATTTATATCGCACTGTTTACGTCTGACCCCGGTGAGGACGGCGCTGGAGCCGAAGTCGATCCGGCAGGGACGTGGACTGACTACGTTCGTCAGGACGCTGGCGGCGGCGGCACCAAAACATCTGGCTGGAGTTCTCCCGCTGATGGTGTTACCCAAAACGCCAAAGTAATCACATTCCCAGCCAATAATGGGGCGTCTACCGTGGTTGTTACCCACGTGGGCATTTATGACGGCCTTGATCCACTAAACAGTAACCTTCTGTTTTACGCTCCGCTGGTATCGTCCAAGTCATTGCTGCAGGGTGATGTTCTGTCGTTTGGGGTCGGTTCTATTACCGTAACCCTAGCCTAAAAGTTTTAGGCTAACGGCATGGGCTTTTATACCGCCGCTGGAGCGGCGGTCAATGCCGCTCCACAACAGGGTTTTGTACAGTCCGCTGTAGACTTCAGCGGCTCAGGCGGCTTAACGCCTGCGGCCACAAGGGTTGTACGTGCTGCTGCGCCTATAGTTGGCGCGGCTGTTATCGCTTGTACGGCGTTCGCCACGCTCCCCTTGGAAGCGTCGGTATCGGGACATGGTAACGTCTACCTAAACCCGACCAAGACTCACACAGTTGAAGTGGGTATAAGCGCACACGCTGATGTGCGTACGTTTGTAACCAGAACAATATCCGAAAGTATCCAGTTCACAGGACTGGCCGCACTATCCGCAATCCCAAGTAGTAAGATCGGGGCGTCTGATGTAATAGCGTCTGCGTCCATAGGTGCAACAGCCACACGCATAGCGCCTGCACGGGCCATTTCTACTTCAGCAGCTACAGCTACTGCGACGGCTACACACTTCCGACTACCTGAAGCAGATATACAGGCGAGCGGAGACCTGTATGTAGAAGTCGGGATCAACGGAGTATTTGAGGCCAACTGTGTGCTGCCGGGAACGGCTGCGGTTGTCGCAGACCCACTCAACCTCAAGAGCGTAGCCCAAGCTGAAATTATCGGCACGGCTTCTGGTGAAGGGGAAGCGATACGCACTCAATCGGCTAAGGCCGCATCCATGTCCGCTGCGTTTGTGGTTACATCTGCGCCTACTGTCGTCACGATTCCACTAACTTTTATTGACGCGACTGTTTCGCTGACCGCTGATGCGACGAGAGTTCTTGTTTCTGAAGCCCAATCAGTAAGTCGCGCGGAGTTCAACATTGTTGGAGGCGTTAGCCAGACCCACTCATCACACTCAGCACCTATAGGTGCAGGTTACTTAGCCGCCGACGAGACGCTGACTACTTACGCTGACGCTGACATATTTGGTGGGTGTTCTGTTGTGGCTGATGTCACGACCTTTAGAATGTCTATCGGTAGCGTTGATGTGGCGGCTGAACTCGCCGCTGAAGGTGTCAGGGTTAGTTTAGGTGCGGCAGATGTAACGTGTTCAGCATCTACAGGAATAGACGACGCCGGTCTGTCTATCCGCAGTATTTACGTCAACGCGGAGGTGGCTATACAGGTGGAAGCTACGGTTGTAGCAGATTCGTTTGCCAACATTGATTCCCAAGACCCCGACTGCCGTATTTTTTACAGGCTACCAGAGCAGACTGAGTTCGTCAGACCTGCAGAAGATTTTGAGTTTATCAGGAGGTGCGCATGAAACTCGGTACTGTTACAAAGCAGCCCGCAGAGCGGCTGTCATACACGTTTAACTACGAAAAGTTCTTGACCGATGGCGATAACATTCATACTGCTGTAGGTGTTGCAGAACCCGCTGGACTTACTGTGGAAGCCGTAACAGTTCTTGACCCACGGGTCAGGTTCTGGCTCAGTGGTGGGGTGGACGGGGTTCGGTATAAGGTTACAATCACATCCAACACAGCAGATGGGCGCGTGATACAAGACGAACTCACTGTTAAAGTTAAGGAGTTTTAGCTGTGGGCCAGAAGATTACGAACAACGCATCCACCGTAACTAACGGCGCGATAACCCCCGCAAGTACTACAGTCAACGTAGTGGACGTAAGTAAGTTCCCTACTTTAGCTGGCGGGGATTTCTTCCTAGCGACTCTTGTCGGGTACAACAGTAACGGCGTAGAGGACACGTGGGAGATTGTGCGCGTTACCGACGTAACTGGTACGACTTTAACTATCGTACGTGCGCAAGAAGGTACTAATGCCCTCGACTGGCCAACTATGACTAGGTTTGAGGTTCGCATCACTGCTGACACGGTGGTTATGCCAGATTCATTAGGCACCGCAGCCACCACCGACGCATCAGCCTACGCCACCGCAGCCCAAGGCGACACCGCAGACTCAGCCCTCCAGCCCACGGACTTCACCAACACCCCGGCTGAGATTGATGCGG